GGTGGTAGAAAGAGCCTGTTTCTATATCGCAGACTTTGTATATTCCCAAGACAGAAAAGTGATTGTAGAGGATACCAAAGGCTTCAAGACAAAGGACTACATCATCAAGCGCAAGCTGATGCTCCATAAATACGGAATCAGGATTAAGGAGGTATGACCCATGAGTAAAGCAACACAAGCAGACAGAGTTCTGCAATACATAATGACTTTCGGCAGCATTACGCAGTATGAGGCGTTGCAGGATCTTGGCGTGATGCGACTGGCTTCCAGAATTTCAGATCTGAAGAGGCTTGGATACCCCATCCAAAGCGAGACTGTGGCGGTCAAGAATCGGTTCGAGGAAGATTGCTATGTCAAGCGGTACTCTTTGGCTGGAGGTGAAGCCTGATGTATGTAGGATGCAAGAAAAACGATAACCTGAAGTTTCCGAAGGACAAGGTTATCGAGGTTGGCCAGAAGGTGCGATTCGATCCCTTTCAAGAGATTACTGGATTCGGTTCGGAATCAAACCGGGGAATTGTGACCGGAACTGTGATAGCAGTCTATGAAGACCATCGGTGGTTCTTGTGCGAATACGGAGAACACAAGCAGAAGATTGGCTTCAAGTTCTATCAGATTGGTGAGGATGTGACGATCTGTGGCTGATGTAAAGTGGATCAAGATTACAACGGACATCTTTGATGACGAAAAAATCCTTCTGATAGAATCCCTCCCAGATTCCTATGCAATCATTACTGTCTGGTTTAAGCTGCTATGCCTTGCAGGAAAGCAGAACAACAGCGGTGTGTTCATGATGGGCAGGATTGCATATACGGACAAGATGCTTGCTACCATCTTCCGCATGAAGGAAACGACTGTGACAATGGCGCTGAGAACCTTTGAAGAGTTCGGCATGGTTGAAATTGTCGATGGTGTGATTACGATTCCCAACTGGGGAAAGCATCAGAATTTGGATCAGCTGGAGTCCAAAAAGGAATATATGCGCAAGTACATGAAGGACTACAGAGAGAAGCAGAAAGCACTAACTGTAGGAAATCCCTCTTGTAAAACTAACAGTAAATCTAATGTTAGCGGAGCAGAAGAAGATATAGAAGAAGAAATAGAAGTAGAAGAAGAAATAAAGAAAGAGAGTATTAGTTGTCAACAGATTGTTGACCTATACCACTCCATCTGTAAATCTTTCCCTTCTGTTCGTTCTTTATCTGATGCAAGAAAGAAAGCGATCAAGGCTAGGCTGAACAGTTATTCTCTGGATGACTTCAAGACAGTCTTTGAGAATGCTGAAAATTCTTCCTTCTTGAAGGGCAGCAATGACAGAAACTGGACAGCCACCTTTGACTGGCTGATTAAGGATTCCAATATGGCAAAGGTTCTGGAGGGGAACTATGCTGACAAGCCAAGGCGGTACGGCAGAAAAGAAGCTGTCCCCGGTTGGTGCGAACGAAGGGATCTGGATGAGGATGAACTGGCAGCAATCCAAAGAATGATGGCCGATACTGCCGGGAATAACGCTGAGATTGCAGACCGGGCAGAAAAGCTAAAGCAAAGGCTGCAAGCATAAGAAAGGATGTACCCCATATGAAAAGTGAAAAGGCGCTCAATATCATTGCTGATAGGGATGCCGGAATGAAATACCGAGAGATCGCTGAAAAGTACGGCGTATCGCATCAGTATGTCGCTCAGCTTTGCGGAAAGTCGAATCCTCGTTATTTCAAGATTGTTGGAGAGCGGTGCATATATCCCAATCTGCGGAAGTGGATGAATGACAACAAGGTCAGCTACAACGAACTTCTGCGGAGAATGGGACAGACACCTTATCCAGAAATGTGTAGCAAGCTTTCTACTTGGACTTCCGGAAAGAACGATCCTCCCAAGGTATGGATCGATAGAATGATTGCTGCCACCGGACTTCCCTACGAAGTACTGTTTGCAAAGGAGAACTGATGGAATACAAGAGATATTCCGTCTATGAAGCGAAAAGTGACCTACCCATCATTGTCTACGGCACATCAACGGAATGTGCCAAGGCAATGGGGATCACAAGAAAATCTTTTTTCCGTTACATATGTCGGATGAAAAGCGGAATCAAGCTGCGCAAGTGGCTTGTTTATGAGGATGAAAGAGAGGACGAAGATGGACAAACAGACGATAGCAGAAGAAGCCTATAAGAGAGGATACGAAAAGGGGCTGAAAGATGCCGTGGAAGTTGTGCATGGCTACTGGATAGATAGCTATAGTGTTGACCACATAGGCAGAATTATCGAACACAGCATTGATTGTTCTGTGTGCGATTCTGTGTTCAAGGATGAAAGCAGAAAAGTTGTGAAGCATTGGAAGGAACGATTTAAGATATGTCCGTTCTGCGGTGCAACGATGGATGGAGGTGCGGAGGATGGCTAAAAATGCTTATCTTGCCAAGCAGGATGCAATCAAACAGAAGTGCTTTGAGGTCGGATGCGATACTACTGCACAGCAGTTCTTCGATTATATGTGTCTGGCATTGAATGACCCAGAGATCATGGGCAAGGATACATTCGGAGCGAATCGACTCAAGAAGATTCACGAAGCTATGGTAGAGCTAGACAAGCAGTACAACCAAGCATGGGTAAACAATCAAGATTCAGACTACTACCAAGAGAAGTTGGATGCTAGATTGCGTGAAATCTTTGGAGAGATTGAGCCATTCAATGTCCGGTATCCGTTCATGAAAGAATGGAACTACAACAAGCCAAGCAGAAAGTGAGGTTACTATGAGTGCTTATGAATGGATGGCAGAAAAACTGAAAGATCCTGCCACTGATACCGCTCCGAAGAGAGCGACAATGAAGGTGCAGCTAGATCCCGGAGCAATCATGCCCACCAGAGCGCACGAACTGGATGCAGGATATGACATCTACAGCCGGGAGGATGCGGTGATCTTCCAGAACTCAAGCGGTACTTTTGACACCGGAGTTCATATGGAGATTCCTGCCGGGTATGTGGGATTCCTCAAGAGTAAGAGCGGACTCAATGTGAAGAGCGGTATCCAGTCTGAGGGTGTTATAGATGCCGGATACACCGGGAGCATCTGTGTCAAGCTGTACAACCACGGAGCAAGAGCAATCAATATCCAGAAGGGACAGAAGATTTCTCAGCTGGTGATCCTGCCCATTTACACTCCGGAACTGGTAGAGGTCGATAGATTGGAAGACACAGAGAGAGGAAGCAACGGCTTCGGCTCAAGTGGAAAATTCTAAAGGTGAGTGATAGCGTGGAAGCGAAAGATTACCTTCGTCAAGTGAAGAGGCTGGATGTACGCATCAAAAACAAGCTGATCGAGCAGATGCAATGGCGTGACATCGCATTGGGTATCACAGCCAATATGGAGGGAGAACGAGTTCAATCCTCCGGCAGCAAGTCGAAGATGGCCGAGGCCGTGGAGCGCTGCGTGGATATGGAAGCGGATATTGATCGGCTGGTAGATGAACTGATCGAACTGAAGAAAGAGGTCATAGAGACCATCGAGCAGCTTGACAGCGCAACGGAGTACGATGTTCTCCACCGGAGATACATACAGTACCAGTCATTGCAGGAGATCGCTGACCATTACCACAAGGACTATGGGTGGGCAACCACCACACACGGACGAGCGCTGAAAAGTGTTCAGGAAATAATGGATGCAAAATAAAAAGAGGGAGAGCATTACGCTCTCCCTTTCTCCATATCCTTGCGGATCAGGTCTTTGATATAGGTCTGCTTCCTAGGCTGCTGCTGAATGTGATTCCAGAGGTCTTCTTCTGATGGAGCGAAGTCAAGCGTGAGTCGTTTGACTTTCTCCTTGTACTTTTTGACTGCCCGGAGTTGGGCATCACTTGTATTTGCCATGGGAGTCTCCTTTTTGATTTTATTCTACAACGGCTGTCAAGCCTTACCAGAAGCAGGCTGCAAGCGCATCAGCGATCAGGCCGCCGATGGGGAACAGAATGGAAGTGGCAATGAGGAAAAAGATAGATGTGGTCATGATGATCTCCTTTCACATAGTTCCGTAGAAGGTGTACAAGCAGCGGAATTCAGACTGGGTAATGATGCCGAGGTGCAGGAGGCAAGCGAGGTAGCCTCTGAGTTCTGACTTGTTCCGGTCTTCCCGGTGTCCCATACCGGGGGCTTTGGACATTCGGATGATGGTCTGCTTGGTTTCGCAGAAGGCTCTTGCCTGATCGGACAGTTTTTCGATTGCTTGCTTAGTCATGATGTTTTCTCCTTTCTTAGAACCGAGTGCCGATGTAGTAACCGAGGGAAAGCATTGCTTCGTACATGGGGTAGTCTTTCTTGCTGTAGCGGAAGGTGACAGTTTCATCGTCCGTTCTGACGAAGACACACTTGCCGAAGTATTCGTCCTCTTCCAGAGTAACCTTGAAGGGGATATGCTCATAGTCCTTAATGACGATCTTGTATCCGGTGGAAGTCTTGCGAACGCTGATGTCAGACTTGGTGAAGTAGCATCCTTCATCGTGAAGCTTGCTGGCGAGGATCTCTTTGATTTCATTGGTAGTCATGGTGTAGTCCTTTCTCCCCGGATACGATGCCTCCGGGGTGGCGAGTGGTGGTTAGTTCTCTTCGAGGATGCGCTTTGCGTTCTCAAGTTCTTCGGTCAGCTTCTTCATCTGGGATTCGATTTCCCAGATGCGCTTCTCAGCGAGGTCTTTGAGTTCAATCTGGCGGTTGCGATTATCAATGATGTCAGCGAGTTCGACTTGGCCGACAGTAACGCTTGCCATCGCCATAGCGATGAAGCAGTCGGTCTTCATATCCTTGCGGTCGAATGCTTGGGCGGTTTCGACTCCGTACTCATGTATGCCACAGTAACTCATGTCGAGGATCTTGTGTTCAGCAGCGGAACGGCTCTCTGCGTTCAGGCGAACCATGTAAGAGACTTTATTGACTCTGGTGATTACGATGTATTCCATGGTGATTTCTCCTTTCGGTGTGTGGGGCGGTGTTTCTTTCTGGCTTTACTATAACCCACGGGTTAGATAAACACCATGGAGAAAATAATTCAGAACATGGAGAAAACAATTCAATTGCAGTTTGTGACTTGGTGTGACTGAACGCTATGGAATGTGACTTTCTTCTTTGATAGTATGTAGACTGAGATAAAAGGAAAAGCGCCCAGCCGATGATGGTTGGGTGCTTTCTTCGTTGTAAAGGAATGTAGATATGAAAGCGATTCGATGTGACCTTCCCTATGCAGAACAGATAGAGATTCATCCTATGGCTGATATGCATCTGGGCGATAACAACTCTGACTACAAGTTAATCGTGGAGCGGATAGAACACATCAAGAACACTCCGAATGCCTACTGCATCCTAGACGGAGATCTGATGGATACGGCCATTTGCTCCAGCATCGGTGATACCTATGGAGCGAACCTACAGCCTATGGAGCAGCTGAAGCAATGCGTGAAGCTATTTAAGCCGTTGGCTGATGAAGGGAAAATCTTGGCGGTTCTCCCCGGCAACCATGAAGACCGGGTATATAAGAGCGATGGCCTAGACATGACCGAACTGATGTGTGCGCAGCTGGGCATCCCGGAGAAGTATTCGCCTACCACGGCACTACTCTTCATCCGGTTTGGCAAAGCAAAGAATCACGGCAGAGATAACGCAAGACAGCTTTACACCATGTATGTCACGCATGGCTCTGGCGGCGGCAGAAAAGAAGGTGGCAAGGTCAATCGTCTGGCTGATCTGGCATCCATTGTCGATGCTGATATCTACATCCATGCGCACACGCATCTTCCTCTGGTATTCAAAGAGGCATTCTTCCGGGTATCCAGTTCTACTTCCTCTGTGACTCTGGTAGACAAGCTGTTCGTCAACGCAGCAGCCGCTCTGAATTACGGAGGCTATGGAGATAAACAAGGATTCAAGCCTGCATCCAAGAGATCCCCGGTCATTTACTTGGCCGGACTCAAACATGATATGTGGGCGAAACTATAAAGCACCAGCAGATACTCTGAATTGGGGTACTCAGGGATCTGTCAAATACCTTCTCCTTAGGGGCGGTACAATCGGTATCGCCTATGGTGC